ATACACTTAGTGTATTTTATATATTTATGGTACACTTAGTGTAACGTAATACACATAGTGTAACATGATACACTTAGTGATACATAGTATAACTATTATAATATATACCGCCACTAAGGCAGTTGGACAAACAATAACTAAATTCAATGTTAATTTAATATGGGTAAGAAAGCACAATTAGAATTATCAGTACCTACTACTCTTGGCGATATTACGCTTGGACAGTATCAGAGGTATATGAAACTTGTTGAGCAGAACAAAGATGATGAGAGCGCAACTGACTTTCTCAATATGAAACTTATTGAGATATTCTGTAACATAGAACTAAAGGATGTGATGCGCATTCCAGTAAGCGAAGTAGAAAAGGTGTTAAATATTCTCGCCAAAGCGTTTGAGGAGAAGCCTGAGCTTATTCGCCACTTTAAACTACTTGATGTCGATATGGGATTCATACCGAATCTTGAGCGTATTTCTCTTGGCGAATATATAGACGCTGAGGATAACATTTCCGATTGGGAAACAATGCACAAAGCGATGGCTGTTCTTTATCGCCCTGTAAATTTTAGAAGCAAGGAAAGATATACTGTTGCGCCATACGAACCAAGTGATGAGGTATCTGAACTAATGAGAGAGATGCCACTTGATGTGGTAATGAGTTCAATGGTTTTTTTTTACGATTTAGGGATGGAGTTACTGAAAGCTATCCCGAGCTTTATACAAAGCAGTCTGACGGAAGAACAGACTTATCTGCTCAAGCAAACTTTGGCTCAAAGTGGGGATGGTATCAGTCGATATATGGACTTGCTCAAGGGGATGTCCTTAGATTCGATGCCGTTACGCAAACCGAATTATTCCAATGCCTCAACTACCTAACATTTGAAAAAGAGAAGAACGAATTGGAAGCACAACTAATAAAGAACGCACACAATAGAAACTTATGAGAGAGTATTACGACTTAGTAGATAAACTATACACATACTTGAATGGTAGCCCATCTGTCAATACAGTTACCTTTGGCGATATATTCCAAGTGGACTTATCTAAGCAAACTATATTTCCTTTGGCGCACGTTAATATTCAGAGTGTGTCGTTCACCGATTATGTGATGCAATTTAACCTACAAGTGATTTGTATGGATTTAGTAGATGAAACGAAAGAAGATAAACTCGCCACAGGAACTATTCCGTACAGAGGACTTGACAACAAGCACGACATATTGAATACCCAACTGACAGTAATCAATGGGTTACAGGCTGCATTACGCAGAGGCGAACTATTCAGAGATAAGTATCAAGTTACATCAGATGTTAGCGCCAATTTATTTGAAGATAGATTCGAGAACCTACTTACTGGTTGGAGTCTTGACTTAACGCTTCAGGTCGCCAATGATGATATGACTTTGATTAACGATACAGGAGATGCTTGTAGATAATGGACATTAAACTAAAAAATACAAAAGCATACGTTACATCGTTCATGCAGAACGATACACTCGACCTGTATAGAAGATTTATAAAAGAGGAGGCTATAAACAGAGCATTTGGTGGCGCATATAAATTAGATGCAACAGGTGATTTGGCAAACAGCCTAATGGTCAAGATTGATAAAAAAGGAGAATCATTAGATGCACAATTATTAGCGAACAGCTACATCGAGTCGCTTGATGAGGGAACTGGAAAGCACTTTCCAAACATTGATGCGCTTGTGAACTGGATAAAACGAAAGCCAGTAACAATAGAGTCATCAAAGATAAAGGGTGCGACCAAAGAAAAGCAGATTAGAAACCTCGCCTATGTAATTGGGAAAAGTATAGATGATTATGGGCTAAACAAAGGTAAGCCTTTAAATTTCCTACAAGGTTTGTACGAAAATCGCTACAAAGCACTACTTGAGGGAATAACCGAACCAGTAGTTGAAGATGCTAAAGTTCTTGTACACGAAATGCTATTAGAGATGGGATATACTAAAAAAGGAAACGAATACACGATAGAAACAAAATAATATGGCAACAAAGATAAACGTAAGAAGTCCATTCTTTATAAAATCAACACCATCAGTAGGAAGTCTTGTTAGAGCTAAAATGCAACTATATGTTTACACGGGAACATTACTTACAGACAAACCTACGTCAGCTCAATACACAATAACAAAAGCACCTATATCTGGAAACAACTACGTTGTATTTGAAATATCAGAGCTTGTAAGGGATTACCTTGATGTAAACTTCAATCAAGAGAGAACAGAGGATGCTTATATTGAACGTGTGGAAGCTGATGGAGGAGTAATAGAAACAAGTCCTTGTCTTACTAACTTCTCACTTGAATATGATGCGGATTACTCAAGCGGAACTTCTTGGGTGGAAGCAGACATTGAAGTTACATACAATTACACAAGTGGCGAAGTTACAGAAACGCAAAGCTTTGATTACATAGCTTTTGATGGGTATTCTTATTTCGAGGAAGGTGCGAATAGCGAATTAAGCAGAACGCTACTGCAAAGCAATACAGATATATACTATCAGCAAGGACAAACACTTCAAGTGCCTATCTTTAGCGAGGATGTAACCTCTGTTAAGTTCTACTACAACGGCTCTCTGCATACAACAAGACTTATATCTGAATCAGACAATTCAAACGCCCAAATATCATATCCAAGCGTTACATCTGATACGGATAAGATAGAAATAATAAGTGGCTCTGGAACGGAAACAATAACGGTTTACCCAACAAGTGAGTGTAAGTTTACACCATATAGAGTTACATTTGTAAATAAATTTGGCGCACTTCAAAACATATACTTCTTCAAGAAATCAACTGAAAGCATTGATGTTAAGGAGGAGGTTTTTAAGGCTTCAGTAATGAATGATTTTGACCTTAGATACGACCTTCAATCACACCAATATAAATCATTTCATAAATCTGGAAGGGAAAGAATTACAATGAATACTGGTTTTGTTTCGGAAGAATATAATAAAGTTATAAAGGAGTTAATGCTTAGTGAACAGGTGTGGATTAGGAAAAATAGTGAGATACTACCAATAAACGTTAGGTCTAAATCATTGACTTATAAAACAAGTGTTAATGATAAGCTAATAAATTACACTATTGAATTTGATTATTCGTTTGACAAGATAAACAATGTTCGATAATGAATAAAGTCATCCTATACATAAAAGACACCTATGGTGATTATCAAAAAGTAGATTTGTTTGACGATGAAACAATATCTGTAACATCTAAGATACAGGACATACGAGATATCTCTAAAGTATTTACAGACTTCTCTCAGTCATTCACTTTACCTGCTTCTAAGACAAACAACAAGATATTCGCTCATTTCTATAATTATTTTATAGATGGTCAGATTCAATCAGATGGAAGTGAGGCAGGTGTTTTTGATGCAAGAAAAAAGAAAGACGCTATAATAGAAATAAATTACATACCCTTTAGAAGTGGCAAGATATTTCTTAATGGCGTTAAAATGAAGGATAATAAACCATATTCTTATAATATAACATTCTTTGGGAACACAGTAACATTAACCGATTTGTTTGGAGATGATGAATTAAGTCAATTAGACCTAAGTGCATTTGACCACGATTACGGAGTAAGCGAAGTTCAAACGGGATTAACAACAGGTCTATTTTCAGAATCCATAATATATCCACTTATAACACACACTCAAAGATTATATTACGATTCAAGAAATCCTGAAGGACACGATTCCACTACTTTGGATGGTAATTTATTTTACCACAACAATCAACACTCTGAAGATGTAGCCCTGAGGTTTACAGAATTAAAACCTGCTTTGAAAATAAAAGACATAATAAACGCCATAGAGTCTAAGTACGGAATAGAATTTGTTGATTCAGATTTCATATCTACAACTCCTATGTCTAATCTTTATATGTGGCTTAGCAGAAGGAAGGGTGCGATAGGAGCTTCACAGGAAGATGGAGAACGAGTCAAGGTGCTTGAAGATTGGCAACACGATAGCGGAGATACATACGTTACAATAAGTTCTAATGGTCAAGAATTAAGTGTAGTAAATAAAGCGGCTGATTTAGAAATAATCGCAGGTGCAACAGAGGCTTCAGCAGGATATTACTTAACTATTACCCCCGAAAGCTTATACACTTCAACACAATACGATATAGAAATTTATGTAGATGGCGTTCTTAAAACTACTAAAAACAATGTTACAGGAACTCAGAACTTAAACTATATAGAGTTCTTTAGCTTGTACACAAATTTATTAGGTCATCCAAACAAAATAAACAATAAGGTTGTTAAGTTTATAGTTAAGTCTGAACAGGCGTTTTTATTCACCCCATCTGTTACATTTAGAAGTGTTAATGTCGATAATCCAAAAGAGGAGGTTTTGGATTGTAATGGGGTACTATCTGCAACATCAACTATATTGATTTCCCAAGAAATACCTAAAATGAAGGTTATAGATTTCGTGTCGGGAATACTAAAAACCTTTAACCTTACTCTTTATTACATATCAGATGAATCTGATGCTGATTATGGTAAAATAAAAATGATACCACTTGATGATTTCTTTGATGATAATCCACAAACATTTGACATAACAGAATACGTTGATTCATCACAACACGATGTAGATTCTACAATACCCTTTAGTGAGGTGGATTTTGAATACGAAGAACCCACAACATTGTTGATGAAGCAGCACGAGGAAGTATTTAATCATATTTTTGGCGATGAGGAGTTTAAGCCTGAAGGTGTAGATAGAGGTAAGCCATACACCGTTAAGCTGCCATTTGAACACTTAAAATACGAGAGATTATTTGATGTAAATGGTGATGTCAAAAAAGATATATTATGGGGTTATTCGGCAGGAGATAACTTTAAACCAGACCCACAAGCAACACCGCAACCAACAGCTAATTATGAGCCAACCTTAACTAAACCTGTTATATTTTACGGAATAAGAAAGACAGGATTAACAGATGGCGTAAACTTCAATACAGGAACAACAAATACCGAATTGACTAATTATTGGCGACCATCAAACACTAATGAAGATGGCTCTAATCAAGACGAGCCATTTGAGTCTGGGCTTGTTAACCCTGTTTCTACAAATAAACTAATAGATGGCTCAAAAAGTTTTTTGTCTAATGTAGAGATTGGTGATTTCGTTGTTAATTCATCAAATGACGCATTAGCCACAGTTTTGAATGTAGATAGTGATACTCAATTAACATTGAGTGATGATATATTCACTATATCATATCAGTCATACGGTATATTTAGACCGCCACAATATACATTGAATTTTGACAATGAAATTGATGAGTGGAATTTAACAGATTACGAGGCAACAACAAACTCATTGTTTAAAGTATTCTACAAAACATACATAGAGGATGCATTTAATCCGAAAAAGCGGATATTTAAATTAACGGCATACTTACCTAATAGCATACTACTAAACTACAATCTGAATGATAGATTTCAGATAGGCGATAAGGTGTTTACTATAAATTCAATAGACACCAATTTAAAAACAGGCGAATCTAAACTTGAATTATTGAACGTATTATGATAAAGAATTTAATAGATATGTTGCAACTCTCTGACTGGTATGGTGTATCTCATAATGTAGATGTCGCCAAAGGATTGTATGAGGGGTGTAGTAATTGGAGTGATGTAGTGGAACAAGTGAAAAGAGTAAAAGAATCTAAAGCATACAGAGATGGCGGAAAGTAAAATAGTTGTACAGGTAATACTGGATAATAAGGCTCTACAAACTGGTAGTGCGCAAACAAAGAGAGTGTTAGATGATGTAAGTAAATCAACGTCTAACTTTCAGAAATCAGTAAGTAAAACAAACAAAGAACTTAAGCAAAACAAGACACAGGCTGGTCTTAATAATGCAATACTTCTTGAAACAGGTAGATTAGCCTCTGACGCAAGTTACGGGTTTACTGCTATGGCTAACAACTTATCGCAATTAACATCTTTATTTGGTAGCTTTGTTCAGACTTCTGGAGGATTAACCGCATCACTTAAGGACTTAGGAAAGTCAATAATGGGTACTGGAGGTGCTTTATTAGCCGTTCAGCTACTAATTGGCGCACTTCAATCAGAAAGGGTTGTTAAGTTTTTGAGGTCTTTGTCTGGATTGAGTCCAGTTCTAAAGGAATTGTTAGAGCTAACGGATAACTACTCAAAGAATGTAGAAACATTGGTTGGTAACTTTGACTTGTACACAAGGAAAATAATGGATTCAACCGTATCTGAAGAACAAAAAGTAATAGCTCTAAAAAAGTTAAATAAAGAATATCCTGATTTCAACGCATCTATACTAATAACAGCTAATAACACGGACGAAGCCTCCGATGCAATAGAAAGATACATAAAGAAATTAAAAGAACAAGCTCTATCTCAAGCCGCTATTCAAGAGTTTAACGAGATACAAGGAGAACTTGCAGGAGAGCTTTTTACAAATCAATTAAGACAAGTTGAACTTCAAGAAGATATAGCAAGAGATGAAGCCAACATAGCTGCTGAAAGAGCTAAGTTCGGTGAAAATCTAAGGGCTGATGAAAAACTAACTCTTGCCGAAAGAACAGAAGCTTATAGGCGAAACGTAAGGATAAATAAAGACACCATAGAGAACTTAAAAGCCGAATCTGACGAAATAACCAAACAGTATCAAAGAAGGTTAGGCATAGTAAAGAATTTTATTATACTATCTGACGATGAAAAAGATAAAACATCTAAGAGGTTAAACGGAATAAAAAAGCTATATGATAAATTCCTGAAAGACCTTGCGAGGGCAAGAAAAGAGGCTCAAAAGAAAATATCTGAGTTTCAAAAAAGACAGGATGAACTTGAAATTTTGTCTGCCGAAAAGACTTACGCTCAAAGATTGTATGGTCTTACAACAGCCCTTAAGAAAGAAGAAATAACTGAAGAAGAATTCGCAAATAAGAAACTTGAGTTAGATAGGTTTTTTGTTCAGGCAGAAATAGACAATCTTAATGGTAAGCTAAAAGAAGCCCTTACAGCTGAAACAGTTAATGGAAATGAGGTTCTAAGGATAAAAACAGCTTTGTTTGACAAATTAACAGAACTTCTTAATCTAACTGCTGAAGAAGAAAAAGCAACCTTTACAGAAACATTAAAATATTACAACGAACTTTCTCAAGAGCTATTTTCTGCGATTGGCTCTATATACGATGCTGAAATACAAAGAGAGGAGAGAAAGACAGCCCTCATAAATAATCAACTTCAGGAAAGACTAAACAACGAGAAACTTAGCGCAAAGCAAAAAGAAGCCATCAATAAACAGATAGAAGCAAACGAAGTCAAGTTAGCTAAAAAGAGAGATGAACTTGCTGAAAAGCAATTTAAGCTAAATAAGGCAGCAGGTATAGCCAACGCACTTGTAAGCACATATCAAGCAGGAGCAGGTGTATTAGCAGACACAAAAGGAGGTTCATTTGCAAGAATAGCAGGTATGATTCTTGTAATCTCTACTGGTTTAGCGCAAGTAGCAGCGATAGCAAGACAGCAGTTTGTTCCAACTGCACTTCCATCAGGTTCTGCTGGTGGCTCAGCAGGTGGTGGCGCAGGAATAGAAGCACCTGATTTTAATGTAGTAGGTGCATCTGGTCAATCTCAGTTGGCGCAAACAATAGCTGGTGCTGAGGCACAGCCAGTAAGAGCATTTGTAGTTGGAAAAGATATTTCAACGCAACAAGAACTCGATAGAAACATAACAAATACCGCATCATTCGGTTAATTTAATACTATGAAGATTATAGAGCTTTTTATAGATGAAGAAGGATTGTTGTCTGGCATAGATGCCATATCAATCGTAGAGAAACCAGCGATAGAGGAAAATTTTATCGCCCTATCAGAAGAAAAACAAGTACAACTCGCAGAAGTAGATAAAGAGAAGAAGATTCTCATGGGTGCAGCACTTATACCCAACAAGAACATTTACAGACGTAATGGCGAGGATGAATACTACATATATTTCTCTGAAGATACCGTAAGAAAGGCTGCTGAACTGTTTTTGATGCAGGGAAATCAAAATAGAAGCACTTTAGAGCATCAGGCAGAGCTTCACGGCTTGTCTGTGGTGGAATCGTGGATTGTAGAGGATGAAACGCACGACAAGAGCCGTAAATACGGTTTAAATATGCCTATTGGTACTTGGATGGTATCTATGAAGGTAAACAATGACGAGGTTTGGGAAGATTATGTAAAATCAGGTAAAGTAAAAGGATTCTCAATAGAGGGTTACTTTACAGACAAGGTTGCTATGTCGCAAATAGAAATGCTTGAAGAAGAAAGTGAAGCAAGACAGATACTTTTAGAGATAGCCAATGTAATCTTGGGCAACAAATACGAACTTGCCACATATTCTGATTACCCAAAAGCCGTAAGGAACAATGCTAAACTTGGTATTGAATTAAATAGGAGTGTAAACAATAGATGCGCAACTTCTGTTGGTAAAGTAAGGGCGCAACAACTCGCCAGAGGTGAAAGATTAAGCGTTTCTACAATAAAGCGTATGCACTCTTACCTATCAAGAGCTGAAGTGTACTATGATAAGCGCAATATGAAAGCCTGTGGCACTATATCATATCTTCTTTGGGGTGGTAAAGCTGGTAAAAGATGGGCAGCGAGTAAACTGCGTGAGTTAGGCGAATTAAGCGAACAAGAATTAGCAAAGTACGATGACAAAGGAAGAATTGTTAGAAGCCCGAAAGCACCAAAGTCTGATACTGCAAATCCTAATCCAAAACGAGGAGGACAACGCAATCCAAAGGGTGCTGCTGGGAAAGGCAGGGGAGTTAATGTTCCCGACAGAGTGTTAAAGTCGTTGCAAACTAAAGCTGATGACTTCAACGAGAAGTATAAATCTAAATTGGGTTATGGTACTACTGTGGGTCAGCTAAAGTCTGTCTATCAGCGTGGAGTTGGCGCATATCAAACATCACACAGTCCTGAAGTAAAGTCTGCTGAACAATGGGGTCAGGCGAGAGTAAACGCCTACATATACCTGTTAAAGAATGGCAGACCACAGAACGCCAAGTACACCACAGACTACGATTTATTACCTAAGAAACACCCTAAATCAAGCAAGAAATGAAGAAACCATTTGAAACACCAAGCAGAACATCGCCACGCAATTCAAGAAGGGGATGCCTATGCAAAGATGGCAAAAGATACTCAAGAAAGTGCTGTGATGGTACTTTAAGGGCGCAGGGCATAGGGAAAATCTAACAAGAATATTTTTATTTATTATTATTATATACTTTAAAGTTAAACTATTATTATGGAAGGTAAAGCAACTGACATTCTGAAAGACATTATGCAAAAACTTTCTATGATTAAGGCTGAGGAGGTACAAGAAGAAGTAGATAACGTAGATGTTGTCGCTGAAGAAGTATCTGCTGATGTTGAGGTCAAGGAAGAAGTTGAATTGTCTGAGGAAGTAAAAGAAGTAGCCGAAGAAGAAGCTACTGAACTTGCTGAAGATTCTACTGAGGAAGCCGCAGACGAAGTTTCCGAAAAACTTGCTGAGGAGGAAGTAGAAGAAGAAGCAGAAGAATTAGACGAGGACAAGTATGTTTCTCGTGATGAGTTCGATTCTAAAATCGCTGAACTTATGGACAAGATTGAGTCTATGAAAGGCGATATGGGAAAAGAGAAAGAAATGTATGAAGCTGAAAAAGCTGAATTGAGTGCGCAAATTGAAAAGCTATCTGCTGAACCAGCATCTGAGCCAATCAGTCATGCGCCCAATCAAAAAGAAGAACAAAAGGAGATGATTCGCTATGCGCAAAATCGCCCAAGTTCAACAATTAACCGTGTATTTTCTAAATTAAACTAAATAAAATGAGTAATCACAATGTAAACTTGACTGGCTCTGTTGCCAGTATCACTTCAACTTACGCTGGTGAGTTTGCTGGGAAGTATATCTCTGCTGCTCTCTTAAGCGGTAAAACTTTGGCTGAAGGTGCAATCACCATTAAGCCTAATGTTAAATTCAAAGAAGTTGTAAAGAAAGTTGCCTCTACTGGTATTGTTGCCGATGGAAGCTGCGACTTCACAGAAACTTCTAACGCTTTGACCTTGACTGAGCGCATCCTTCAACCTGAGGAGTTCCAAGTAAACCTTGAGCTTTGTAAGAAGGATTTCCGTAGCGATTGGGAAGCTGTTCAAATGGGCTACTCTGCCTTTGATGAACTACCTTCTTCTTTCTCTGACTTCTTGTTAGGTCATGTTGCTGCTAAAGTAGCTGAGAAAACTGAGCAAAACATCTGGGCTGGTGTAAACGCCAACGCTGGTGAGTTTGATGGTTTGACTGTACTTATGGCTGCCGATGGAGATGTAAATGACGCTGCTAACGATTCTGAAACTTCTTATACTTCAAGCAACATCGTTTCTTTGCTTGGAAATGTAGTTGATTCAATTCCTGCTGCTGTTTACGGAAAAGAAGATTTAACTATCTATGTACCTACTGTTGCCCTTCAGGCTTATGTTCGTGCGTTAGGTGGATTTGCTTCTGGTGGACAAGGTGCTGCTGGTACTGATGCAAAAGGACAACAATGGTACAATATGGGTAATGCGCTTTCTTTTGAAGGTATCAAAATCCAACATGCCTCTGGTATGCCTTCTGACCACATCGTTGCAGGAGAAGCCTCAAACTTGTACTTCGGTACTGGTTTATTGTCTGACCACAACCAAGTTAAGGTGCTTGATATGGCTGACCTTGATGGTAGCCAAAACGTAAGAGTAATTATGAGATTTACTGCTGGTGTACAATATGGTATCGGTAGCGACCTTGTATTGCAAACTCTTGCCTAATAAATAGATTGTCTAACGTAAAAGGGGTGGGTGAGCCGAGAGCCTACCTACCCTTTTTTAATAATATAAAAATATGGCTTGTGCAATTACAAAAGGAAGAACTCTCCCTTGCAAGAATTCAGTAGGCGGCTTAAAGAATGTTTTCATTCTTGACTATGGCTCAGCTGTTGCTGACGTAACGCCTTCATCTGGTACGGTAACACTACCTACCGATGGTACTGCGGAATTCTTTAAGTTTGAGATTAAAGGTAATTCTTCCCTTGAAACTGCCGTTACCTCATCAAGAGAGAACGGAACTACTTTCTATGAAAGTACCTTGAACTTGACATTCACTTACTTGGATGTTGCTACTCAAGAAGAATTAAAATTACTTAACGCTGGTCGTGCGCACTATGTTGTTGAAACCTACAACGGAGATTACTTGTTGATTGGTAAAGAACACGGTGCTGAGGTAACTGGTGGTACTATCGTAACTGGTGCTGCTATGGGCGACTTGAGTGGATTTACCTTAACGGTAACTGCTCAGGAAACTGCGCCTCCATTCTTTGCTACTGCGCCTGACGAGAGTGCTACATCACCTATTGACCCTGACGCATAGATTCAATAGGGGTGTGAATTTAATAGGGGGAGGCTAACGCTTCCCTCTTTTTTTATATAGTGAAAACAAAAAGCTATGTATTTGTTACTTTAGTATGCATATATTAACCACATCAGCAGGAGTACAAGAGCTAAAGGTTGTGCTAAGAAGTAGTGTTGCTTTTGCAAGAATATCTCTTTATGATAAGTCTGAGAGAAAAGAATTAGTCGCAAATCCTGACGTAACTGATATTTCAGAGTCAAATGGAATAACAACGATTGAGCTTTCGTTTGAACAGAATTTAATTGAAGGCAGATTCTATTCCCTAACAATAGAGAATTTTGCACAATCTGATGTTTATTACAAAGGACTTGTTTTCTGTACGAACCAAACCGATTACAACAAGTTTGATGTACACAAAGACGACTATGTGGTTGAAGATAGCTACGACAACGAATACGTTATATTATGAGCAACAAAGCAATAAAATATGCCAAGAATCGCCCACTTCCTAAAGTGAAAGATGGGAAGATACACATAGTGAATCTTGGTTCATATTCAAGACCTGATATGAAAGAGTATCGTAATCAGGATTGGATTGGTTATGGCGATGATAACAATTACTTTGAGTATCTGATAGACAGATACAATGGTTCGCCAACTAACAACGCTGCGATAAATGGTATTGCAGAGATGATTTACGGAAAGGGCTTAGATGCTACTGATAGCGAAAGTAAAGCGTCTGAGTACGCTGAAATGAAAGAGCTACTCCGTAAGGATTGTATGAAGAAGATATGCTACGACTACAAGATGATGGGTCAAGCTGCGCTTCAAATTATATACACTAAAGATAGAAAGAAGATTGCTCGTGTTGAGCATATGCCTGTTGAAACGCTTAGAGCAGAGAAATGTAATGAGAAGGGCGAAATAGAAGGCTACTATTACAGTTCTGACTGGGCGAATGTAAACAACAGAACAAAGCTAAAGAGAATACCTGCATTTGGTTTCTCTAATGCGCCACTTGAGATTCTATACATTAAGCCATATCGTGCAGGGTACAAGTATTATTCGCCAGTAGATTATCAGGGTGGACTGCAATATGCAGAGCTTGAAGAAGAAATCGCAAACTACCACATCAACAACATACAGAATGGTCTTGCACCAAGTATGCTTATTAACTTCAATAATGGTGTACCACCAGAGGAACAGCGTGAAGCGATTGAGAGAAGCATCTTAGATAAGTTTAGTGGTTCTTCTAATGCTGGGCGCTTTATCTTAGCGTTTAACGACAGCAAAGAACTCTCTGCTACAATAGACCCTGTACAGTTGTCTGACGCTCACCAGCAGTATCAATTCTTGTCTGATGAGTCTATGCGTAAGGTAATGGTATCACACCGCATTGTATCGCCTATGCTTGTTGGTATTAAGGACAGCACAGGTCTTGGTAATAACGCAGAGGAGTTGCAGACAGCTTCTGTACTTATGGATAATACAGTTATTCGCCCAATGCAAGTAACCATCTTAGATGAGCTTGAAAGGGTACTCGCCTACAATGGTATTGAGTTGGATATATACTTTAAGACATTACAACCACTTGAGTTCACAGACCTAACCAACGCTATCACAGAAAGTGAAATAGAGAAGGAAACAGGCATTAAGAAAGACCAAGTGGATGAAGAACCAAAAATAGAAGAAAGCGAGGAATAGTATGGCAACAGCATTATTTATAAAGAGAGCAGACCTTGTTAAGAATACCGCTATGAACGGTAATGTTGATACGGATAAGTTCATTCAGTTCATCAAAATCGCACAGGAAATCCACGTTAGAAACTATCTTGGAACTGACCTGTATGATAAGATTAGTGCTGACATCATCGCTGGTACATTATCTGGCGACTATTTAGACCTTGTAAACGACTTTATTCAGCCTATGCTTATTCACTTTGCTATGGCTGAGTATTTACCATTTGCGGCATATACAATCGCCAATGGTGGAGTGTACAAGCATAACGCAGAGAACAGTTCAATCGCCAACAAAGAGGAGGTTGATTTGTTAATTAACAAGGAAAGAGATTATGCGGAATACTACACTCAGCGTTTTATAGATTATATGAGTTTTAACGCTCAGGATAAGTTTCCAGAATATTACACTAACAACAACGAAGATATTTATCCTGACAAAGATACATTGTTTCACGGATGGGTACTGTAAGTAAATATAAACCGAAAGAGGAAAACATAATAAAGTTAAAAAAATATATAAATGGGTTGGGGAACGATAACAAACAACATAGGACACGGAACGATATACAACGAAAGTTGGACGGGGGAGTATAAGTTCGTTACTATCGTAGGCGATGGAAATGATATGTACAAACGCATAACTGACGATAGTGGTTCTATGGAAGCCAATGCCTGTTTAGTAAACACATTTAATAATACGATATGAGTTTATACGATAAAGCAAGTTTAGTACAAATACCAAGCGG